AAAATGGGTAGTGATATTATTGATTTTCTTATTCGCGGCAGGTTTTCTGAATAGGAAAACTGATCTATATGAGAATATGGTAAACGCTTCGGTAATGATAAGTAATGATAGTGGTGGATTTGGGTTCGGTGTGTTTATCGCTGATAATATCATTTTAACTGCTGCTCATTGTTTGGGATACGCAGATACCTATACTGTGGAACTTAATGACGGTACTATTCTAAAAGCCAATGACTTTTATATTGATGATATAGAAGATGTTGGTTTTATATTTGTGAATGCCAATGAACTTCATATAGCTAAAGTGACATCAATGCCTGGCGATATAGGAGATATTGTTTATCTTGTAGGATCTCCTTATACTATGGGTTTGAAATTTACTATTACTAAGGGAATATTATCTCATCTTAATAGAGATATTTGGGATTGGAAAGATTTACTTCAAACCGATGCTGAAGGTGCACCGGGTAGCAGTGGTGGTCCGTTATACGATTCTAAAGGTCGGGTAATTGGTATATGTGTTACCGGTCCTGTTGCTGGCGGTGGCGTTACTTTATGCGAGAGTGGTCAGAGTATCTTGGAAGCGTATGAAAGGTGTGTAAATGCCAGTAAAAACTGAAAAAGTAGATGGGTACCGGGTCAGTACACCGGGTGGTGTGAAAGCTAAATCAACTACTAAAACTAAAGCCAAAAGACAAGCTAACCTTTTACGAGCTGTAGAACATGGCTGGAAACCAACTGGAAAATCTGCGAGAGATAAAGTTACAAGATCAGATGTGAAAAATTATATCAGAAAACATAGAAGGAAAAAATAATGTGCAGATCTTGGAAACATTTTTGTTGGCAGACAGATGGTAATTTGGGAATATGTTCATTAACTCATGAATGGTGTAAGAATGGTCGTGGATGGTTTCCAGGAAAAACTATATGGTGTAATTGTACGTGGTATTTATGGATTTATTTACATATAAAAAATATAATTAATTATGTCAGACGAAAAATCAGAACATGGTAAAAAAGTAATAGCCGGTAAACTACTTTCTAAGTTTATTCGTGAAATTGCTAATGAAATTCATGATGATCCTGTGATTAAAGCTAAGGGTGAAGATGCTGTAATGGTGTCTAAAGCTGAAGCTATCGCAAGATATATATGGAAAGTAGCCCTTGGTTATGAAGAATCTGTAGATGTTTGTGATAAAACCGGAAAGAAAACCGGTATTAGACCCGAAGTTCATAAACCCGATAAATGGGCGATTAATCTAATATGGGATAGATTAGAAGGTCGTGTTGGTGCTGCTGATCTTAAAGGTAGTCATGACAAGGCGAAACTCGTTGATAAAGTATCTGCTCAAGGCAAAAAACGCCTTGATCAAATAGCAAAAAGCTCTTTGAAAAATAAATAGAGTGATTGATGTAGCCGAAAAACTCAAACCGGAATTATCGACACCGTTTCCGAACATTCCTGAAACATGGAAATGTACTAAGACCGGGTTGATTGTTCCCAAACGAGAAGTAGAAAACATCGAATATCGAAGTCAGGTTTTACGTGATGCCGAATATGATAAGGGTTTTCAGGCTGATTTAATGGCTGCGAGTGCTGAGTCACTTCTGTTTTGGGTCAATACATTTGTTTGGACATTTCATCAGTTTGACGTAGAAGGTGATACTGGTCAACGATATGAATCTGAAGAAGTAGATTGCCCATTTATTTCTTGGGAAGTTCAGGATATTCTTTTTGGGCGGTTACAGTGGCATCTTAAAAATGCTAAAGATATTTTGATTAACAAGTCACGTGATATGGGTGCTTCGTGGATATGTGCTATTTTTTTACATTGGTTATGGCTATTTAGATCTGGTAAACAACTTCTTGAATTATCAAGAACTGAACCATACGTTGATCAAGCTGGCAATATGAAGGCATTATTTCAAAAACACGATCACATCAATAAATGGTTACCTGAATGGATGATACCACCGATGGTGGGTGTAGGTCAGAAATATCGTACTAAGATGCACATGATGAATATTTTGAATGGTTCTTGTATTGATGGTGAATCTACTACCGAACATGCAACATCTGGTGATAGGCGTTTAGTTATTTTATTGGATGAATTTGCTAAAGTTAAACATGGTAGATTAATGCGTAGTGCTACAGGACCAGCAGGTTTAATGCGTATAGTGAACTCAACTGTAGCCGGTCCTGGTACAGAATATTCCAAGTGGAAGAATGACGGGACTATTATAGTATTCCCTCTTATGTGGTGGGATCATCCAGACAAAGGCAAGGGTAGGTATGTCACTCAAGATTTAGTGACTAATGCGTGGAAGATAAGATCACCTTGGTATGATGCAGAATGTAAAGTTAAATCTCCACGGGAAATAGCGAGAGAATATGATGCTCTCGATCTCGAAACTGGTTCGACATTCTTCACCGTAACTAATATTGATAAACATATAGCGATATTCGGTAAACCGCCTAAGACACGATGGGATGTAGATTTGATAAAAGGGACACCGAGTGATAACATCCCGATGATCCTAAAGAAAAAAGACATTAAAAAGGTGACATATAAACGGGCGATTAAAGGTAAACTTAAAATCTGGACTAATCTTATTATTGGTAGACCAGATCAAAATCTTGATTATATTATCGGTTTTGATTTATCGAAAGGTCAGGGTGCTTCTAATTCGGTTGGGTCGATCAAATGTCGACAGACCGGTGAAAAAATAGGTGAATGGGCTGATGCTAATACACCGCCATTTGAAATGGCACGAGTTGCGATGGCGTTGGCATTATGGGTTGGTGGTCGAAAGAAATTACCGTTTTTGAAGTGGGAGATGAATGGAGATCCTGGTTATGACTTTGGTAAGAGAATTGTTAAACAGTTTCATTATCCGTACTATTATCGTGATGTTAAAGTCGGTAATATTAGGGATAAGAAAACTAAAAAGTATGGTTGGCATAACCATAAAGATTCTAAAGGTGAATTATTAAATGCGTATGATCGAGCGTTGGCTCATGGTGGTTATATCAATCATTCTATACCAGCACTTGAAGAGGCCAAGACTTATATTTATAATGATGATGGAACTATTGGTCCCGCGTGTTTGGTAGAAGAGAGCAGTTCAGCCAAGAAAACACATGGTGATAGAACGATGGCCGATGCTCTTACGATTGAAGATAAATACTATAAGATGCGGAATAGAAAAGAGTCATCTGAAGCTCGTAATGATATGCGAACAGCAGCAGGACGTAAAGCAGCATTGAAAAAGAAACGTACTAAACCAAAAGGATGGCGAAGTTCGTTTGATTTTAGAGGATAGAGATGCCTGAATATTTCACACCAAATAAATTTGCTCTTGCGGTTAAACAGGGATTCGAGCGTAACAAGCGACATCGCCGAGCCAGAGCGATGTTTATTAAGGAATATGTTGGAAAATATTATTCAAGTGAATATGGTCTAACCGGTGATGAACCAATAAATCTGATTTTCAATACGATCCGAGCGACAGTTCCGAATCTTGTAATGAAATATGGTATAAATAAGGTATCAACCGAAATAGTTGAATACAGGCAATATGCTTATTTGCTTGGTCTTGCATTAGATAAACTCGATAAAAATATAAAATTCAAGGATACTTTACGTGCTGCTATTGTTGATGCTTTCTTTATGATGGCTGTTACAAAAACCGGTATAGCCGGTGGCGGTCAGATATTGAATTTCGGTGACATTTTTATTGATGAAGGCCAAGTATATACTGATCTGGTTGACTTCGATGATTTCACCGCTGATCCATCATGCAAAGACTATCGTAAAGCAGCCTTTATAGGTGACAGAAATCGAGTACCGCGACAGATTTTATTGGATGATAATGAGTTTGACCATGACCTCGTAATGAAGTTACCGAAATCATTTCATCCTGATGCCAAAAGTAAAGTTGAAGCACTCACCAGACGCGGTGTAAGTGACAGCGAAATGTATGAACTTCAGGATTTTGTGGATGTTGTGGAAGCATTTGTCCCCGGAGCTAATGCACTTATAACTATACCTGATCCAAAACAAATAATCTTTTCTGAATATCTCGCTGCACGTAATTACTATGGCCCAAAAGAGGGGCCATATAGTTTCCTTGCTCTTACACAACCAGTACCGGGCAACCCATTTCCAGTAGCACCTGTTTCAGTTCACTTTGATTTACATAGAATGGCTAACAAGATGATGGTCAAGAATATGAACCAGGCTGATCGTGAGAAAAGTATTGGTATATATGATCCAGCAGGTGCAGATGAAGCTGAAGATATAAGAACTACCAGTGACGGCGATATGGTAGCAGGAAATCCCGATAGTGTTAAAGTAGTGACATTCGGTGGCAATAACGTTAAAAGTGAACAAATGCTTCAGCAATGTCAGATATGGCATAATTATATGTCAGGTAATCCTGATCAAATGTCTGGTTTGGTATCTAATGCTGAATCAGCGACACAAGCTAATATTTTACAAGCTAATGCAACCATAACTATTGAAGATGCTCGTGATATGATTTATGATTTCGCAGCTGATACCGCTGGTAAAAGAGCTTGGTATATTCATACTGATCCGTTTATGGACATCATGCTTGCCAGAAGGCGACCAGGTGGCGAATACGAACAATTACAACTAACTCCTGAACAAAGAGATGGTGATTTTTTTGATTATACATTTACTTTGAAGGCGAGATCAATGTCACGTCTTGACCCGGCTGTTAAAAGTAAACGAATTGTTGAATTTGCTACTAATCTCGTACCAAGTTTAATTAATTCTGCCATGGTAGCAATGCAAATGGGTATACCATTTAATGTACAAGAAGCCATTACTGATCTCGCAGAAGAAATGGGTATTCTTGATGATGTTCAGGATTGGTTTAATGATCCTACATTTATGCAACGGGTACAGTTGCAGATGGCAATGAATCCACAACCAGCAGGTAAAGCTACGCCGGGACAAACTGGTGCTGGACCGCGTGGTATTCCACAACAAACTAAAATGCAATCTCCATTTCAAGAAAGAAAACAAACAGAACAGATAGGTGCTAACGAAAGTCAAAGTGCCAGAACAAGTGAACCGGGAGTGTAATATGGTAGATACGGCAATAGAACCAGCAAGACCAAAGAAAATAGGCGGTTATGATCGGTGGGATGTCGAAGAAGGCGTAAGAACAATGCAACGTGCAGCGGAGATTGAAACTGATCCTAAATTTCTTGCGGTTGTTATTAAAGAAATGAATAAAGAAGCCGATAAACTGGAAAATAAAGCTGATCTTTTAGTTAAGACTTCAGTTTTATTGAAAAAAGTATTTGGGAAGAAAAAATAATGGCAAGTATTATAACCCGTTTCAACAAATATAAAAAACAAGGTCTGACTGATTCAAAAGCAATGGAAAAAGCAATGGCTGATCAGGCAGCAAGTATTACTAAAATCCGTAAAGCAGATACTGCAAAGAAAAAGAAAGATACTTGGGTTGGTAAACTTAAAATGGCTGTGACTGGTAAACTTGCAAAAAGCAAACATAGTCCTGCCGGTAAAAAGCATCTTGAAAGGAAAAAGTAATGCCGCTATATTCATTCATATGCTCTGAATGCGGAGGTAAAAAAGAAAACGTGCGTGCTATGAAAGACGCTGGCAAAGTGTGTATGTGTACATGTGGTGCTAAAATGAATCGTGATCTTCAAACTGATTTACCTTTTGCTTCGGGTAATGATTACAAACGTCCGATTCATTCAAACTCATTAGCTATAAATCCCGAACAACGTGCAGAGCACGAAAAAGTGTTTCCAAATATTAAACTTGATAATCAATGTAGACCAATTTTTGATAATTATCGTAATCATCAAAATTATTTAGATAAATGTAATTTAGTAAAGGAACGTAAGAAAGTAAAATCACGCGGGAAGCGTATAGCCTGAAAATTATCTTACCCTCTCGTTAATTTGTGATGTCACAATTAACAGAGCAACTTAATTGAAAGGATAATAATATGAGAACATTGAAGGAAACAGAACAAACCATGGAAATCGAAGGTGATCATACAGAGAGTCTGAAAACGTTAGACGAACAAGCTATTGAGAATCCTGAACTTGTAGCCGGTGTGCAAGATAAACTATCACGATTGCAGGATCTCAATGAACTTACGAAAGACGAAAGCTTTAACAGACTCCCAAAAGAGAAAACGACAGTTTTAGATGAGGAAGATGATGATTCTACCTCTGAAGTTACGGATGATAGTGACGTACAGGAAGGCAATCAGACAGAATCTCAAACTGAATCAACTGAATCTACCTCGGAAGCGGATAAAAAGAATGACATCCCGGATGCGTATATTAGGGCTGCCATTCATCAAGGATGGGATCAAGATGTTGTTGATGATTTGGTTAAGAATAATCCTGAATTAGCCAGGAAAACGCTTGAAAATTTATATCTGAGCACCAATAATGCGTCACGCGAGTGGTCAGAAATAGGTCGTGCGAAGATTGAAACGGAACGTGCAGCAGCTACACAAACTGTGACTGAGACAGTTGTGCAGGAAGATCCTGCTACAGTAGCGTTAATTGCTAAATTAAGAAAAGAATATGCTGATGATCCATTGATTGAAACTGTAATTAAGGGATTGGAAAGCAAACCTGTTCAAATGCAATCAACACCGCAGGTACAACAATCACAAACACAATATGAAACTGCCACAGCACGAGCTAATGCAGCGGCTAATGTTGCTATTGATCAAAGGGTTAATGCTTTTTTCAACGCCGATGATATGAAACTTTATGAAAAGTTTTATGGTAAACTTGGTCTTGGTCAGATTCCAGAAGATCTTACTAATGGTCAGCAATATAATAGATTGGCTGTTCTTCAGGAAGCTGAGTTCATAATGACTGGACATGCCATGAGAAATCAAAAGATCGAGGTAGAACAAGCTCTTGAAAAAGCTCATCTTATTGTCACTGAACCTATCAGAACACAAGTTGTACGTGATAGTTTGAAAGCAACTGCTACGAAACGTAAGAAAAGTATGACACTTAGACCGTCTGATAGTAAGCGTTCAAGTGACAGTATGAAAACTGAATCATCTAAACCAAGAAATCGTAGAGAATTGGAACAATCTGTCCAGCAAAATCTGGACAAAGTGTTCAAAAGTTAAAAAGGAGTAAAACATGGCCGGAGTAAAGAATGCAGATCTTATTGATCTGATTGCGACAACTTTGCCCCAGTTACCTGAGCAATATTTTGAGGTAACGTGGACCAATAACGATTATGAAGCCTGCCGAATCTACCAGCGTGAGCGTATGGAAGTTGATGGCGGGACTTCAATCAAACGTAAAGTCATGTTCAGCCCAACCGGGAATGCTCGTTATCGGAGACTTTTCGATACCGATGATCCCGCTGTGTCTGATGTGATGACAGAAATCGATGTGCCTTGGTGTCAGATTGGGACACATTACTCATGGGACATCCTTGAGATTAAGCGTAATGCGAACTCAGCGAGAGGATTTATTCGCTTGCTGGAAACCAGACGAATTGATGGTCTGTGGAGTCTTGCAGATCTGATCGAAGAGCGTTTTTGGAAAACCCCAGATAGTTCAACTGACGATCTGAATCCATATGGTGTTCCGTATTATCTTAATAGGGTACCCGAAGATGGAACTACTGGTGGTTTCGTTGGCACTAAGGTTATTTTTCAGGATGGTGCTTCCAGTGTCACTTGTGCAGGTGTTAGCACTACCACTGAATCAAAATGGGCGAACTACGCGGATACATATACCAAAGTAGATAATGCTTTGCTTGAGTCTTTCCGAACAGCTTTTATGCGAACCAAGTTCAAAGCCCCACTGATTGTTAACGATCCAGCACAGGCACGCAATGCCGCAAAGAGAGTTTATACTGGTTATCAAACCATCGTAAAGTTACAAACATTGGCTGATGCCAGAGATGATTTTCATCGCGGTAAAGATGTACTTGGTAATATTCGTATCGATGATGGTGCCACTGTATACCTGAATCGTCTGCCGGTTATTTACATTAGTCAACTTGACAGCGTGACAAGTGTACAGACCAGTTATGTTGGCACTACGTTAGATCCGATTTATTGTGTTGATTTTGAGAAATTCATCCCTTATGTTCAGGATGGTTACTGGATGGAAGAGAGTGAGCCGATGACTGATAGAACTCAGCATACGACTTTCACTGTCTTTCTGGATGGTTCTCATAATAACCTGTGTGTCAATCGTAGGCAAGCAGGATTCGTATTAACTAAGCCAGCAGTGGCTTCTTAACATTAACCTGGTTAGGATTTGATGAATCCTAATTCATAACAGGAGATTAAATTATGAGTAAAATTGTAAGTATGAGTTCGGGTGCAATCGACCCGATAGCTCAAAGTAAAAGAGTGTTTTTTCGTCCATCATCTGCCGATACAGTCCGGGTAGGTGATTTAGTTTGTTACAACTGGGACATTGATACTGATCATAAAGAACGTACTGCTGATCCAACTCATATTGGTCTTACTGAACATACTTATGCTGATGGTGCTCAAGATAAAACTGGTCGTTTATTTATCGTTGAGAAACCTGCTACAGCTAATCTTCATGCGTTTGCCGGTGTTGTTAAAGCTCTTGGCCCTAAAGCAGGTGCTGATGATGACATGATTGAGATTTGGATACCTAATGGTGCTGTATTACCAGTAATGTGTGATATAGAAACTACTAATGGCCGAACAATCGTTGGAGTACGTGATGGTGCTTATGAAGGTAGTTATCCTGGTCGTCCCATTGGTATTGCGAGAGAATCTAAAGATCGTTCTGAGACTGATGGTCTTGTTTGGGTAAAAGTTGATCCAAGTATGTTTGTTTGGGTGGAAGGTGACGATGCTGCGTTAATCATTGATGATGAAGGTTCCAGTGACATTACACTTAACAAGATAAAAGTAACAAACAATCAAACAACTGGTAGTACAGGTATTTTCAGTGTCGTACTGAATACTGTTAATACCGATGGCGGTTCAGCAATGTATTGGGAATACGGCAATACTGGAACCGGTGCCGGCGGAATGAAACTCATCAATGCGTATGTAGAAGCCGCTGGAACAGCTATCGCTGCTGATGTAGTTGGCATGAAAATGCAAGTGAATCTATTAGCTGGTTCAGGATCAACAACCGCTGCTACAACAATGGCTATTTTCGCAAAAGTTCATGTTAAAGCAAGTTGTGGAACTCATTCAGGTGCAATATGTGCTGGTAGATTTAGTCTTGGTCTTGATACAGCAGTTACAGGCATTACAGCACAACTTGAATTTGAACATACGTCCAATGCTGCACAAACTGTCGATTATTTGTTTGATGCGATATATAAGACTTCTATTGGTGCTGTTGCTTGTGGTCAACATACTAACCATGATACCAGTGATATTGCTATAAAAGTTAGAATTGAAGGTTCTGATTATTATATTATAGCACAGGATAGCACTGGTTAATAGTTTTTAATCGACCCGTAACTCGGTGCCCTTGAAAACGTGGGGCACCGGGCCGGGTCTTAATAACAACCCACGTTTGAAAGGGAAAAGAAATGAAGAAGTATCGTTTAGACCTTAGCAAGTACGAAGTGACAGTGCAAGTACCTGTCACTAAAGAAGATGGACAACATGTGTTCGAGGATAAAACCGAAACGTATCCATTACGTGAGAATATTAGCACATGGCTTCGTTCTGTAGGTATCTTCAGATCAGCCGAAGATGTAGCTGAAGCTGTTATAGTTGCGAAAGGTATTCGTAACTGTGATCGAGATTCAATCGAACTGGATGAACGCGAAGCTGGTGTGTTGAAGCAAGCAGTGAATCGCCTGGTTGAATTGACCGCTGAAGGCAAGGCTAATCTCGGTGGTGAGATACACGAAGAAGCCATAATCCGTGTCGTGAAAATGGAAGAGGTAAAGTAATATGGCTGACGAACCCAGTGGTGCACTGACAATGAGAGATCTGATGTTGCGTTTGGCTGAGAAACTTGGCATTGCTGAGTATACATCAGCCGGTTTAATCCACGTTCCAACAGATCAATTCAATCTTAATCTATGTAAGCGGTATATCAATAATGGTATTAAGATGTTCATGGCTGATGCACCGAAAAAAGGTTGGCGGTGGATGCGTAGACTTATGACCGTGACATTCGATGCTGAAGGTGACGGTGATGACAATATCGCTTCCGATGCAGCCAGATATAAACTTGCCGCAGATTTTGGTGGTACTGTTGATGGTTCGATTGAGTATGATGCTAATACCAGTATAGGAACTAATATCGAATGGTGTGATGAATCAGTTATACGAGCACGAAGATCTCTTAGTGTAAATACTGGTATTCCTACGTTGGCTGCTATACGACCATATCAGCCGACAAGTGAAGCTCTATCTGCTACAAGGCAGTGGGAGATGATAGTAGATCCGCAACCCGGATCTGCTTATGTAGTGAAGTTTCCTTATACACTTCACTTTGATAAAATGAATCTTGAGGCTGGTGTAACTGATAGTGGCAGTGACACTACACTTGTAGACGCGACCAGAACTGAAGGTACTGACTATTTCAAAAATTGGAAGATCGAAATAGTTGCTGGCACCGGTTTAGGTAGTAA